TTAATAAAACTCTATACCCGTAATCTTCAATGAGTTCTGGCGCTTCCCTTTAATTCCTTTTACATATTCAAAATGAATGTTTTTGATTGCCATCTTTATGAATTCAGTTTTTAACTCATCTTCCATTAATTCCCAGCCGTTTAGCAATGAATACTTGAAATTTTTAATCTTCTCATAGTTAAAAGTCTTACCCTTATCATTATCCTTGCGCTTTTCATACTCATGTATTTCTTTGTCAATACGACTTATTATTGGAAAAGCTTCATCCTTATCCATCATACCTTCTATAAAAAGTGTTTGACATCTAGCGCGTTCTTTTCGCAACTTTTCAATATCGATGCCGACATCTTCTATTTCTTTAGGTTGGTTTTCGATTTTATATGATGTTAAATCAAATTGTTTTAGATAATTGTAAAATTGTTTTAAAACCTCGCCTTCGTCGATGTTACATGCATTTTTATTTTTAGTATTTTTGCAGTTAGAACAAAAGTATAGTTTAGAATACCAAACTTCTTTATTTTTAGGCGTATGCTTGACTGTGTTTAAAGTCAATTTCTGGTTACAGTTTGGACATAATAGTTTACTTCTGAAAATAGCGTTATGTTTTACGATTGTAGAGTTAGTTTTTTCACTTATCCTTAATTTTATTTCTTCGTATTCTTCTTCACTTATAATAGCTTCGTGGGTGTTTTCGACGAATATGTCACCGAAAACAAGATGACCTCTAGCTACCGGACTCGTTAGAGCATTGCCTATAACTGATCTGTGCCAGTTTTTACCTAAGGGTGCTTTGTATTTAGAGTTGTTCAATTTTATAGTTATTTCTCTTAAACTAGTACCTTTTTTCGCTTCTTCTACTGCAAATCGTAATACTTTTTTATATTCATTAGGCACAAATTTATCGTTTACTCTGTCGTAATAGAAAGGAGGGACAGTTTTAGCTAACCCTTTTCTAGCTGATGCGCGTCGACCCATTGCAGTACGCTCTTGAATTGTAGTACGCTCCCACTCTGCCATAGCACCTACTAATGTTACGAACAAACGTCCCATAGCAGAAGTTGTGTCATATACTTCTGTTGCGCTCCTAAACAACACGTTTTTATTCTCAAACAATTCTAGTATCTCTAGTAAGTCTTTAACACTTCGAGTTAATCGATCTAGTTTATAGACTAAAACCAAATCAAAATTATCTATTTCATTCAACATTTCTTGTAAAGCGGGTCTGTCTTTTTTAGCTCCGGAGTATCCAGCGTCAGTATATACTTTATGAATTTTCCAGTCGTTTATGTCGCTGTAAGCTCTTAATTTTCTTTCTTGTTCTTCGATAGAGTGTCCTTTTTCTTTTTGTTCAAGTGTACTCACTCTAGTATAAATTGCTACTTTCATGTGCTCCCTCCTCAAAATTGGCAAAAAATAATAAGGGTAGGCGGGCTACCCGTGATTTTAGTACTAGCTACTAAATGTGATATAATAAAATAAAAAGTAGGTGATGAAATGTGTGTAAAATTTACTGACGCAGAAATAGCTTATATAAAAGAATCAGTTGAAAATTATAGTAGTGAATTTGATATTTATGACGATGAACAAGAACTTAAATTAAAAATTTATGAACAAATTATGTTAAAAATCAAATCTGAATACAAGGATACCTATTTATTCCGTCTTATTAATTGATTTGGTATATTCTCTTAATATTTTTTCGTTTTCATCAACAATGTCTTTTAGTGTGTTTAAAAGAAAGTCACAATCACCTTTGGCTACTGCACCAGCTTGTGAATGGTTGATTATGTTTCTCATACTATACGCAATTTCTACCCGTTTTTTGGTTCTATAATTTACTTTACCTTCTTTAGTTAATTCTCCTAATAATTTTGTGTACATAGTTGAATCGGTGTCTTTATGTTTGATTTTATTAACTTTTTTTAATTTGATTAAAAACGTTTCTATAGCAACAGCAAAGGTTGCTGCAGCTGGCAAATACAATTCCCTTTTATAAGCTTGTAATCCTTGTTCTATTTGATAAGAAAAAGTTATATCATCAACAATCTCTTTCATACTATTTAAATCTAAGTGGTTGAACGGTTGTATTTCATCATGTGCTTTGTTTATCAATCTTTCTTTCGACTTCGATATCAATGTATTGTAATGATCGTTAGCTAATCTTTTGCCATAATTAAAAAATAAATCTAAATTGTTTTGTAATATTACGGTCCCGATATATTTTCCGTAGTAAATAGATGTGTAATAAATGTAATTATTAAAATCTAATAATCCGGATTGTTCTTCTACATACTTTTTAGAATCATATATGTATGAAGTAAAGTGTTTAGACAAATGTTTGATATCAGTATTACGAAAATTATATATTTCTTTTAATTTACTGTCATTTGAGATAACAACGATGCAAGGTTCTTCAAAAAAAGATTGATTTAGATAAAATATCGAAATCTTGTAATCGTCTTTTCTCATGAATGGGAAAGCTTCTGGATTGCTACTAAACTGATAATTGTATCTGTTTTCAACTACATATTTGTAGCCTTCTAAAAATTTACGCAAGTATTCTTTTAAAGTTTTATTCTCTTCCATCCCTCATCCTCCTCACGCCATATAGGCGTTTATTTCTTATATTCTTCTTCAACATACTTTTTTACTAAATATTCAAGAATAAGTTCGGTCATTAGATCGTTTTCTTCGTACTCTTTATGAAGTTACTTTATTCTTTGAATTAATTTAACTTATCGCCATCTATTTTTTGTGAAATAAATTCCAAGTATTTACGCGCATTATGTGACGATAAATCTTTAGGTAACTCATAAGTGAATGGTTGATTACCACTAGTTAAAACTTCATATACTATAGTTTCTTTTTTTATTTTGCAATTTTTTATTTTCATTATAAACTTCCTTTCAAACACTGCTGAAATAGACGTCTTTTTCAAATAAGCATGATTAATACTTCAATTCTTTAATCCACATATATTTAAAAGTGAGGTAGTAGGTAATAAATATAAGACTTAAAGTTAAGATTGCTTTTTTCATGTTTCATAATTAAAACCTCTGTAAATTTAAGGTTAGTATTATGAAATAATGGATTGGTTTATTCTTTAGTACTAACTTCGTAGTAAATTATATAGTTCGCTAAATTGTATTTATCTACTATATTTTTGGAATAAACAATTTCCTTTTCTTTCTTCAGTAAATTATAAAAATCTACATCATTTTCGTTAGCTGATTCTATTTTGGTGATATCAGATTGTCTAACGATTCTTTTAGATCTGTCAAGGTATATAAATTTCCCTGATTTAGAATTAGTCTTTTTATTCACACCGACGTAAATTGAAAGTAATATACTTTTTCCAAAAACAGCATCGCTGTGATTATGGTTTTCATCTTCTATAACTAAGAATACATGTTTTTTTGTAAAAATTTTTTTGATCATCGTTATTATTCCTTTATTAAATTTATTAAGTCTTCTTCATTTAAAAATTGAATTTTTGCACCATTTCCAACATATTCTCGAGCTTTTCGTTGTTTTGAAACTAGTCCGTTCACATCTTTATATTTATCATCTTGAACACCTTCGACTAAAATATCTGTTTTTGCAGTTACGTCACTTCTGATATAAGCTCCTTTCTTTCTAGTTAATATCATTAAATCTTGTTTTTCAGTGTCAAAATTACCTGTAAAAACAACATTTTTATCTTTTAAAATAGGGATTACACTTTCCACTTCTATTTTATTAATCTCAGATATTTTCATATGAATTTTTTGAAATCCTGAATCGAAAAGTTTAGTTGGAGAGTTAGAATATTTGCTAAATCTAATGTATTGCTTAGGCATATAATGTATTAATTTTAATACACTATAATGCTGATTGTTTTTAGCGAGTGATATCAACATCTTCGATAAAGCTAGCACGTCAAATTTAGCAGAATGTAATTTTTCTTTATCGATATCATATAAGCTACACAAATTTTCTAATTTAAAACTAGAGATTGCGTGGAAGCTTCTAAAGATATTTATACTATCGACATACATGAAGTTTGGAACAGGTAAGTCATAATAATTATTAGTATTTTTTAATACTGAAATATCAAAAAGTGCATTATGAGCAATAATTAAATGTGATTCTTTTAAAAGATAGAGAATTTCTTGGTAAATATCTGGATATTTAGGTGCTTTTAATATGACATCTTCAGGTATTTTATGTATTTTAGCGTTTTTCAAGTTATATCTATTATTAGGAGGATTAATATAAGATGAATAAACTTTTACTATTGATAAATCCTTAATTAAAGATACAGCAACTTCGCAAGGGCTGTTCATATGTTCATTCATAGTTTCAAAGTCTAAGACTGCAATATCATATTTTTTCATTTGCAAGTGCTCCTTTTATAAAATAACTTTTCCAATTAACCTCACACTTTCATTTCTATAAAAGTGTAGATCGTCGTAATCTTTATTTAGTGAAACTAGAGTCAATCTATCATCTTCAACAAAGACTTTCTTAACATACGCTTCTTCTTCAATGATGAATATACCAATTTGTCCATTCTTTATATTGTGAGTTTTCTCCACAAATATGATTTCGCCATCTTTAAACATAGGTTCCATAGAATCACCATTTACTTTTAACGCTAAATCGTGTGTGGGGATAGGTCCTTTAACCATTTCAGTAAATAGCGTTTCATCGTGTAAACGTTCTCCTACACCAGCAGAGACGCAACCATTGACGTTAACTGGAGTTTTCTCCTGTTTATATGAATTAATATCTACAACGTTATCTCCTTTAGAATTCTGTTCTTCCAATTGTTCATTTGCATAGTTAAGTACGTTTTCTTGGCGGGGAGGTGTGAGTTTGTTGTATATGGAAGTGATGTCGTTATCGTCTTTGTATGTAGTATCTATGTCGCTTTTACCAACCTCGAAAACATCAGCTATCCTTTGTATAACGCCGTGAGAGGGGTTGGAACGTAAATTTAAATAATCGCTTAAAGTAGATGGTTTTATGTTAATGAGTTCAGCAAGTTTCTTTTGAGACATATTTGAATCGTTGAGAAATTTTCTAATGTTTTTGGCTATAATAATATTTCTTTCTTTGTTCATATTACTTACCTCCTTTTTTTCTTATTATACGAAATTTTCATATCATAGTAAAGTTTTTTACGAAAAAAACGTATTTAATGTTGACAATACGAAAATTTCGTATTTACGAACGATAAAAAGAAATCAATTATTTTAGCATTTAAAGAAAAACAAACATCTTAATAGGAGGAATAACAAATGAACATTCAAGAAGCAACGAAGCTAGCGATGGAGAAAGGAATAAGTATAAGGAGAGAGAATCAAGATGTGTAGGGGATATTACCAACTAATTTGCAGCGTTATCAATGCCTAGTCGTATCTAGACACTATAAGAAAAAAAGACAAACCGCCGCCGGAAGGTGGCAGCCTAGCGCAGACGATTTAATAGCAGATGATTGGATTTTAGATTATTAATTTTTTCAAATCTCTAATTAAACCCATAAGTGTTTTGTAATCTTTTTTGGATTCTGATTCTGAGTAGGCGATACCTTCTCGAGAAAGAGCCATCTCAAGAAAACCGCCATCTTCAGCAGAAGCAATTACAAAATCTCTATGCTTTAATTCAAGAACTGCATCGATATAGTCTTCAAAATTAAAACCTAAAAAGAAAGCGTTAAATGAGGATTCATCACTACCGAAATAAGATGCAGAATGTTTAGACATACCTTCGTCAATTCTACCAAGGTAAATTGAATAAAGTTGTAAAAGGACAAATTTAGCTTCATCAGTCATAAGTCATTCACCTCCTTAATAGGAGTATAGCAGAAAGGAGCACAAACAATATGCAAGCATTACAAACAAAATCGAACATAGGCGAAATGTTCAACATACAAGAAAAAGAAAATGGAGAAATCGCAATCAGCGGTCGAGAACTTCATCAAGCATTAGAGGTTAAGACTCCATACAAAAAATGGTTTGAAAGAATGAGTGATTACGGATTTGAAGAAAATATCGATTATATAGTCACGGACATTTTTGTCCATAACCCACTAGGAGGTCGTCAGAATCAAACTGACCACGCACTCACACTAGACACTGCAAAAGAGATTGCAATGATTCAACGTAGTGAACCTGGCAAACGTGCAAGACAATACTTCATCCAA